CCCTTGTAGTTTTTAATAACGTCAAGGAGTCTAATACTCATTTGAATGTATCCTTAATACGTTGGATCTTGTCATCCTCAGTGCGGTGAGGCTTGATTGCCTCTACACCACGAAGAAGGACTTGTACAATGCTGTTTTCACGGAGCTTAGAAGCACCGACAATCTCGGAGCCAATGAAAAGAGCGAAGAATGCAAGTGCCTCATAGGACACTTTGATACCGAGAATAGTAAGCATGATTTGTTACTTAATTAATAGTTGGTAAATACGTTGTTAGCCTCTACTTGCGGAGTTACGTTTTCGTATTTAGTTGCAAAATCATAGTCTACAATGTTTGAAGTAACTACAAAATTACTAGGAGTAGTATCACTATCGATAAATCTGCTACATCCTGTAATCATATTGCCATTAAGTATTACTTTATCTGAAACGCTTGTTGTCCTCAAAACTTTGCCAGGATTAGTCTTGCGTGTTCCCATTACATTGTTACTAATAACGACATTGCTGAGATCGGTCACTGTAATGGCCGCAGAAACACCACCGTTTGCTCCGTCAAAAGGGATTATGTTTCCATTGATTGTACTGCTCTCAATAGAATCTGCAAAAAGCACGTTGTAAGGACCATTGTCTAAATTTAGATCAGAAAAGACATTGCCGCAAATTTGTGAATCATTCAAATTTGCAAAAGAAAGCAAGCAGAAAGTTTCAGCGTTATCTTGGGCGCAAATAACAGTATTATTTAGAAACGAGAATCTCTTCAGATCTTGATCTGTGAAAACAACGTGGTGTACATCAGAATAAAAACCAAAGCCAACATCGTTATGTTTTAACATAAAGGTATTATCTGTGATTTTTATATTTTCAAGCTGAAGACCAGCGGAGGCACCAGGATTTCTTATTTCAATTTCTGCAGGAATTGGAGATCCACCTGCGGGTGTAATAGTTCGGACAAACCTATTGCTAGTTACCAGAACATTAGCACAATAGTCAAGCCACAAAGCTCTCGGCTTTTGGCCCGCAATTCGCTGCTGAGTGTCAGAGATCTCATTATCTGATATTACTGCTGCCCAGTTTGGAATACCACCTGAACCTGGAATATCAGTTTCGCGTACAATAATTCCATAATTCATTCCAAAGATTCTGTTTCCTTTAATAGAACTGAATCTACTGCGATTTATGATTGGCCCATTATTGGCGTGCCCGTTTGTTCCGTCAAAAACACAATCTCTAATTGTAGAATAGTGAGACGACTCAATAACAGCCAACTGAGTACCAGCTTGATCCGTGGCCTCAAAATAACACCCTCTGATTTCACAATGAAGATTGTTTCCGTAAAACGTGCAATTCCCGTCACCACATCCTTTTACTCTGCTGTCCGTGATACTGCAGTAAGTACAACCACCCCAACCATTAAATCCGGTATCATAGCAACTATGAATGTAACTATTCCGAATGTCAGAGTGATTACACGCTACAAACCTAAATCCAGCACCTTGATAAGCAATAGTTAGATTTGAAGCTGAAAGTCTTTCGCACTGGTAAGCCTCAATACCAACTGTATACTCACCTCCAGGGTAGCTAGCAACACTACTTACCGCAGAAATCCCATCAATAGATACATCGTCAGCATTAATATAAAGCAAGACAAGTGGAACACCATCTACTTGCAGGCTAGAATTTGTAGCGTCAATTAAGAGGTTTGCATCTTTTGCGCCACGAATTGCTATATTATTAGTAGAGATTTTCAGACAACGATAAGTTGCAACACCTTGACTGGTTGCATCTTTACCAGCATCAAAGTTGGTGCTAATTAGATAGTCGCCAGCAGGCATGTAAAGCTCGTCTCCTGGACTTAGAGAATCAATAGCTGCCTGAATTTTTTCTGTGTCATCGGTAACACCATCACCAACAGCACCAAAATCTTTAACACTCACCACATCTTGCAGCTTTGATTCAACGGTGCGCTGCACAGCACCAGAACCGGCCTGGATGAAACCTCCACCCAGGTCGGCTAATTCACGTGTTTTTGTCATAAGTTAGTTACTGGATAGAGGACACTTTGATGCCTAGGATAGTGATTATGATTAACAATCGGTAGCGCCAGCAAATTCATCGAGAGTCTTTAGGTATTCATATGCCTGTTTAATGGAATTTCCTCCATCTAGATCCAGTGCAAATTCATAGGTATCAGCGGATACTGGGATACCAGCTAGCTCCTTATATGTAGTTACGTTAGCCCGACACAACTCCTTGGTATTAGTAACACGTTCAACTCGAATGTAAGCATTAGGAAAAGTTGTAAACTCACCAAAGTTGTTCTTTAAAGTAACTGATTTAGATAGTGCCATTTTTTTTGTACAAATTAGGATACGGTAACGTCTAGATTGCCAGAATTAATCCAGGTGATTTTTGCTTCAACGGTGGTAGCGTTGGTTGCACCAAACGGGTTATCTACGGTAATAGCAAGATAACCATTTTTTGCTGCTTCATCGGCACCAGCATCCAATGATTCTGTCCAAGTGATAGTTGCCGCACTACCACCCGAAGCAGCTCACACTATTGGACTACTGGTAGTATCAATGGTAAAGACAGGTGCAGAAGTTGTAGAAGTGTTGAAGCCTCTAGTGATAACACCATAAACTTTACCGTAATAAGCTTGCCAATTACGGGTGCTTGATGTTCTACTGCATCTTACAACATAAGACAATTCAAATCCATAGGAAACATTAGACGAGCTTCCTGTAACTTCTGGTATTGCAAATGTGAATAAGGTATCTTGTACGTTATCGGAAAGACCAAGGCGTTTTGTCAGTGAACACTCCTTAGAGGCAGTATGTGTATTTGCGTAGGCCTCAACCGTAAATGAATCAAGATCACTATTTGTAGGAGATACAGCAAGTGAAAACCCTTCAGCCTCTAAAGCGTTCGTTGATGCAAGAGCCCTAATCCTTATAAATACCGTGGATGCATTAGTTATCCAAGCAACTGTACGACCTGTAGAACCATTACTTGTAGACGGAACTGATGTTCCAAACCCAACAGCACCAACACCACTTACGTAATAATCTGATCCAGTAGAAGCAATCGCAACTTTACTTGCATCAAAGCCTGTGATGTTAATCCGATAACCGCCAGAAATCCTTTCAAGAAGTCGAGCAACAACAAGCATATTTGCTTGCGTACAAGGAATCAAACCGCTGTCATAAAAATAATCAAAGCTACCTACAGAGAAACTAGATGCGTTAATTGTAATGTTGCTTATATTAGGTACATTGTAATTATTATCGCCACGGTACTGAAGACCCTCATATGTAAACCCAACAAGCGTCCTCAAAGGGTTGTCAATTAGACGCTGATGCCCGGCATGATTTCCTGTACCAAGGTCTGTAACAGTACCTGGCCAACTGTAGTCACGCCCAGAACTCTGCCACGTGGCTAAGGCAACGTTGCTGTTTGTTCCTGCGGCAAATGTAACATCGCAACCACCTTCACCACGTACTCCTTCTACTCTGTTGTCCCTTCCGACTTGAAAGTCAATCGTGCCATTTTCAAATGCACCGTACAAGAATTTGTTATGGTTATGGTTATAAGTACCTTTAAGACGAAGTGTATTGATTCTATTTAAATAGAACACATTTTCGTTGATCCACTGAGTGGTTGAGCCTGAAGGCGTCGGATTTGTATCAAACTCTAGAGTATTAACGTAGTTAAACCAGAAAGATGAATACGCGCAACTGGTAGTAGTTGCACCGTCAGTGTCAGCATAAAGCTGAACATATGGACAACGTTTAATCCAGATCTGTTGGTTTTTAGCACCAAGAATGCGAACAGCAGGGGTTGTGCTGTAATCACCACTAACACGGGTTACAGCCCTAACGTTTTGATAAGGATTATCTGTTGCGGCAGAGTTGCCGCCTAAAATTAAAACAATGTCAGCGTGATCTCCACTAAACTTAGCTTCCTCCGCAAGAATAATCTTGCCTCTAAGGTCTACGGTGCTGTTAAGTCGATAGGTGCCTGGCGGAAAATACAATGCACCGTGTGCAGCTGCAGCGGCAGTGATAGCAGGTGCATCATTATCAGAGTCGTTGCCAACTGCTCCAAAGTCCTTAACGGAGACAACATCACTCAGTTTGCTCTCAACAGACCGTTGAACACCACCACCAGCTTGAATAAAACCACCACCAAGGTTGGCTAAATCTCTTGAATTAGTCATAATATTTAGATAGAATTATTCGAGTGGACTTCAACTTGATCGCCTTGAAGTAATATAGGACCAAGTATGCTAATTGTGGTACCATTTGTAGCCGAGTAATCTAATCCACGTTGAAGCAATGCACCATTAACAAACACTTGTTCACGGTTAGGTGTGTAAGACAAAATAGCTAATCCATCACCAAGTTGAGCAGGAAGGGTGCCTCCCAAAGAAGACGCACCTCCAACACCAATAGTCTTAGTCCACCTGCTATAATCGTAAGATGCAGTCGGATCAGCAGCAAGGTAATTGACGCACCGAACCATTACAATGTCACCAGCAATTAGTGGGACATAAAAGGTAATAGTCTTACCGTCATTTGCTGCATAGTCATGAGTAATGGTGAACCCTGTATTGCGCTTCTGCAAGGCACCATTGATGTACACCTGCTCTTTACCAACTTGGTACTCAAGCACTGATCCAAAGGTACCTACAACAGTCTCACCACCAACAGCAGTATAAGACCAGTTGGTATATCCAGGAGGACCAGATGCACCAACTTTACTGTCTACATAATGCTTGTTAGCTGCATCAGTGTCAGCAGTAGGACCACTTTGAAGATTGACAATCTTATAACCACCCATGTCAAGGTTACCAACCATTGTGTTGGAACCATCTGTTTGGACAGAGTTATTATCAAGCTCTTGGATGACGTATAGGTTTTGAGTGAAGTTATCGTTTAGGTCAACAGCACGGATAGCAGAACCTGAGACAAAAGTAGCAGCAAGTGTATCGTTATCAGTATTACGATAAACACGAATGGTACTACCAATAGCAGGAGCACTGCTAAATGTGATGATCTTAGTTGAGTTATCAATAGTGAATGCACTTGTTGCTGCACCATTGATAGTAATCAAGACATCACTCTCTTCCAGATAAGGAAACGGAATCGGACCAAATGTACCTCCGCCGGTCCCTGTGTATGTAATTTCAGTTAAAGCCATGGTTACATTTAGTAAGACATTGTTTGTTTCATATCATTGAGGAACTGCTGTGCTCCGTCAAGGTCACCAACTTTCATAAAGTTTTCAAGTACTTCGTTTTGATAAGTTTTCTGATAGACACCATCACGATTAGATAGGTTTGCTTCAGCCATACGCATAGAAGAACGTAGAGCTGAATCTAGATAATAATGAATCTGTCTAAAGTCCTTAAGATTAGGAGCCATGTTCATATCACGTGCTTTCTTAAATTCCTTGCGGAATTCTTTAGCATCTTGACTAGCCATGACTTGACGAATAGCATCTCTAAAGTAGCCCTGTTCACCCATGATGTTCATGACTTCAGAACGTTCCTCATTGGTGTAGTCAACACCACGTCCATTAGTACGTAGTGTAGGACGACCATCATATTCGATGTCAATAAGGAACTGCTTTTCAGGAGAGATAGCATCACTAACTTTCCATGGAAAATAATTGTTCCAAATACGAGTCCAGAAGTTAGAAGGTTCACCAACACGACCACCATCAATCCAATCGTACTTGTCAGGAAGCTTAGCTTTCAGTACAGGATTGCGATTAGCAAGAAGGTCATAGAAGTTGTTCTCCAGTTCTTTCTTAGCTGGCATCATAAGACGTGCAAACTCAGCCATTAGACTAGAACCAGGCATGACTGCACTAGATGCAAAAGAAGAAGTCCAACGGTTAATAGCACCAACATCACCACGAACAACGTCATTAAGAGGCTCAAGAGCAGCCAACATAGACTTGTCAGTGATAGTAGCGCTAAGGACAAAACCAGCCACACGCAGACTCTCTTCAAGATCAGCTGTATTGAGGCTATCGAAGTTATCCATAATGGTAGCAGTCAAACCCAGCCAATCACTTACACCAGGAATACCATCATAGCTAACCCACTCACCACCAGGAAGACGAATTGAACGCTTCTGCCAACCAGCTTCATTGCGCACACGCTGCTTCTCTTTATCATAATGACCATCACCAGTAAGGCGATCAGACATAAAGAGACCAGTAGCTCCCATTACCGCTAGCATTCCGATAGCTTTACGTCCCTTCAGTTCAGCACGAATATTCTCGTAAGCAAATTTAGCGTTATCTGGAGTAGCTTTAATACCACGTTGAGCAAGAAGTTCAGTTACTAGATCCTGTGGCATCTCAGCAAATGGCTTCTCAAAAGCATGGAAATCCTTGATAAAAGGTACAACACCAGTAGGACTATACGACCCCATATATGACATCATGTTCAATGGAGTCTTGGTAAACAGAAGGAATGGTTTTAGTACAGGAACATTACGAATGAGAGAAGATAACCCGTCATTAACAAAGTTATCGAGACTCATCGAAATCTCACCAGAAGCATAACGCACTGCTGAGTCAGTAATGTTATCACTCTCATCAAAAAATGACTGGTAAACCTTCTTAGCATAATCATCAGCTTGTTTGCCAATCAAATCAAGAGTACCACCTTTTGTAATCTCATTCCAAGCTCTACCACGTGCTTCCCAGTTAGCCACAACAGCTTGAGTAAAACCATCAAATGCCTGCATACCACGCTGACCAAAGCGCAACCAAGGATGGTTAGCTAAGTCATTCATTTCCTCAATCATGGAAACCATTACTTGAGGACCATACTCACCTGCTTTAGCTTTAGAATCTGCAAAGCTACGTAGGATTTGAAGCTGACTATCCTCAGCAACACCAGTAGCTTCACGTAGATCCATAACATATGGGTCTGTAGCAGAACGCTTGAACACTTGATTCATGTATTCAAACCCTTTATTGAGGGTGTCCCACGCTGCTGAGTATTGGAACCAAGCTTGACGCATTGTCTTGTGATCACCAAGGATCATTGCACCAGCAGTGTGTGCAACTGGTTTAACAGCAAGTAGACCGATGTTGGATAGACCAGCTTTAAGTGGTGTACCAATAGCAGAAAGTGTAGAGTTATAAACGTTAGACCAGAAGCCTTTCATTACAGCTGAAGGAATCTCAGCCTGACCATCTACAATAGCCTTACTAAATACACCTGTACTATTCTTAACATAGTTGTTAAGCTTAGTAATTGTATCTACTTTACCGTCAGTAACCTCATAAGCAAGAAGAAGAGGCTTGAGAAGTTCAGGGTTCTGAGCTTTAACTTCACGCAAAGTATTAACAGTGCGCTTAGCTTCAGCTTGAATCTGAGCAGCCTTTTCAAGATATGCTTCAGGACTCATGTCACCACTCTTAAGAAGAGTACGAGCACGAGCAAGCATACCCTTACCATAAGCTTCACTACCCTTATCGGTAAGACGATTCCAAAGATTAAGCATATTAAGAGCACGACCCCTTGCATAAGAAGTCATACCCTTTTGTGCCATCAAATACTCAAGACGATCAAGGATCTGTTCTTGTGCTCGATCAACAGCAGCAGTACCGTCCATAAGACGCATACCTTTAGACATGTCAGACACTTGTCCAGCAAATGAAGTACCGACATATGCCTGTGCCTTCATCATG